CCTCCAGCTCTACAGTGATTATGAGGCTATGGATTACGATTCATTAATTGCTCCTGCACTTGATATTATTTCGGAGGAAGCAACCCTTAAAAATGAGTATGGGGATGTATTAACAATTAAATCATCAAACGATAATGTAAAGCGTGTATTACACAACTTATTTTATGATGTATTGAATGTTGAATTTAACTTACCGTCATGGGTTCGTCAAATGTGTAAATATGGTGATTTTTATCTTCACCTACAAATCTCTGAAAAGTTTGGTGTATATAATGCATTACCACTTTCTGTATACCAGGTAGTAAGGGAAGAAGGTATGGATCCTGAAAATCCTAGCTATGTACAGTTCGTATTAGACCCTAATGGTTTGTCACAAAGCCAAACTTACAGTGCTAGAAGAAGCGACCAAATGAAACTCGAAAATTACGAGGTTGCTCACTTTAGACTATTATCAGACGCTAACTACCTTCCATATGGCCGTTCATATCTCGAACCAGCTCGTAAGGTATTTAAACAGTTAATCTTGATGGAGGATGCGATGCTTATTCACAGAATTATGCGCGCCCCAGAAAAGAGAATCTTCTATATGAACGTAGGTGGTATTCCTCCCCAGGAAATCGACCAATACATGGAGCGCACAGTTGCCAAAATGAAAAAGACCCCATATGTGGATCAACAAACTGGTGATTACAATTTGAAGTTTAATATCCAGAATATGACTGAGGATTTCTATATCCCAGTTAGAGGTAACGATGCATCAACTAAAATTGAAACTACAAAAGGTCTTGATTATGATGGTACAACTGATATTGAGTACTTAAAAAATAGAATGTTAGCTGCTCTTAAGATCCCAAAAGCATTCTTAGGATATGATGAAAACCTTGAAGGTAAATCAACGTTAGCTGCTATGGATATTCGTTTTGCTCGTACAATTGAACGTTTACAAAGAACAATCGTTTCAGAATTGCAAAAAATAGCCCTAGTACACCTATATACTCAAGGATTTACTGATTCTGATTTGGTGGATTTTGAATTATCACTTACAGGCCCCTCAATTGTATTTGAGCAAGAAAAAACTGAACTATACAAATCTAAAGTTGAACTAGCCAATTCCATTGCAGATAAAAAAATCCTTTCTACGGATTTTGTGTATAAAAATGTATTTAATTTGTCTGAAGCTGAAATGGAACATGAAAGAAATAGATCACTTGACGATGCTGCTCATATTTTCCGTTTAAACCAAATAGAAAATGAAGGTAATGATCCAATAGAATCAGGTGAATCATATGGTACACCTCATGATTTAGCTAACTTATATTCTACCAAAAGGGATAAAGCTGTTAAAGATGTCCCTGATGGTTATGATGAAAATGAACCAGGCAGACCTAAAAATAAACTAAGTAATTTTGGTACTGACCAAAGTAATTTGGGTAGGGATCCTCTAGGACAAAAAGGATTAGCTGCTGTTGGAGACGATAGCCCTAGTAGTACTAATAATGTTTCTCCATTTGCCCTTGAAGAAAATTCAAGAATCCTTAAAAAATTATCTTTAAATAGATTAAAAGGGAAACAAGTATTAAGCGAAACAGAAAACTCATCTATGTTAGATGAAAAAAATATAATAAAAGAGTAATCTTTTAGGGATCCTTACATATTTATATAAGAATAAATCAATTCATACATGAAACCTAAGCACTCCAAGTACAAAAATACTGGGATATTATTTGAATTGTTGACGAGACAAATCACCTCAGAAACTATTTCAAATACTCCCCCAAAGGCTGTAGGTATCTTAAAAAAATTTTTTGGTAATAATTCAACTCTTGTAAAAGAATACCAAATATATAACGCATTACTTAATAAAAGATTTGAAAAAGAAGCAAGCGCTGCTGTTCTTATTGAAACTTTAATAGATGCACATTCTAAACTTAATAAATCTGTATTAAGAAGAGAAAGATACAATTTAGTTAGAGAAATTAAAGAAACTTATAACATAGAAGATTTCTTTAAAGCTAAAATACCCAACTATAAAATATACGCTAGCGTATACAACCTTTTAGAAAACAAAACAGCTACTCCTATGTCAATTGTAGACTCTAAAGTAGCTATTTTAGAACATATTACAAATAAAAATCTTCCTAATAAGCCTAAAAAAGAAATGGTTATGGAAGAATATGAAAAGTTTGATAAAGAAACCAGAGCACTTACTTACAAGATGCTAATGGAAAGATTTAATGAAAAATATTCTGGGTTAGCAGATAATCAAAGAATCCTCCTTAAGGAATATGTTTATAATGTTTCTAACAGCCCTAAATTAAAAGCTTTTATTAATAAAGAAATAAAAAGTGTAATAGCTGAAATAGAAACACTAGCAAAAAACACAGATCAAGTTACCCAAATTAAATTAAGTGAAGTTAAAAACTTAATCAAACCACTTTGTAAAAAATCATCTGTACATGATGATAATGTAGTTAATCTTTTAAACTATTACGAATTGGTTAATGAGTTAAAAGCCATCTAATTATGGGTATAGATGAACTTAGATCGATTATCCGTGAGCTCATTAAAACTGAACTTGAAGAATCCAACACTACGGGGACTGGCACTTCTGTTTCTGCTGGTTCTGGCGAAGCTTATGCTACGCCCTTCGCTTTTAGAGGAAAAGGAAAAAAAACAAAAAATAGAGGTCTTGAACAATCAAAACGTCTTGGTTACATCCCAATAAAAAAATAAGTTATGGCAAAAATTAGTGCATTCGAATACAAAGCAGACAGTAATGTAAATAGACCTGGCATCCATGCTAAGACTAAAACTAGTAATCACAAAAGGTCTAAAAATTATAAAAAAACATATAGAGGACAAGGAAGATGAATAATTTAATTGTAGATATTATCCCATTAAAAGTTGATAGACTATTAATAGAGTCATCAATTAAAGCTGGAGGTCCCCTCATTGTAGAAGGTATTATCCAAAGAGCAGGTGTTAAAAACCATAATGGTCGTATCTATGAAAGACAAATTCTTGAAAGAGAAATGAAAAAATATGCTGAAGGTCCTGTTAAAGAAAATAATGCTTTAGGTGAATTGGACCATCCTGATTCATCCGTTATTAACTTAAATAACGTATCCCATAAAATTAATAAATGCTGGTGGAATGGAAATGACGTACATGGACAAATCGAAATCCTCCCAACCCCATCAGGAAATATAGCAAAGGCTTTATTCCAATCAGGAATACCAGTTGGTATTTCATCTCGTGGAATGGGTTCAGTACAAGAAAACTCAGATGGAGTTTTAATGGTACAAGAAGATTTTGATTTATTATGCTTTGATTTAGTATCTACCCCATCTACACCAGGTGCTACATTAACACCACAGCAGTTAAAAGAAGGTATAGAACACCCAACTATTAATTATACTAAAGTACACAACATTATTAGAGATATTATCTGCGATAATACTGGTGTATGTAAATGTTAACCTTCAAATAATCCCTTTATAAAATGGTAGATAAAAACAACTACCATAACAGGCCAAAAGAATATTAAGGCAAAACGTTCTTGTGCGTTTACGTTTGAGTCAGTCCAACGAAGAAATAGTTCTAGTAAAAATGCTACTGCTACTCCAACTAAAAGGTATTGTGCGAATAAAATCATAATAGTTATTTTTTCCCAAGATACAAAAAAAAATTTGGGTCTCCAAATTACTTTTATATTTATTTGGGAAGCATACACTATATTAAAATAGTGTCCCTGGATTTTAAAACAAATCCCTATTAGAGATATTAAAATCTCTATTTCCTGTACATAATTTACTGGAAGCCAATTAAAAATTAAAAGTAAAATGGCTAAAGAACTATTAAAAGAGGCTATTGCCGACGCAAAAGCCGTTAGAGAAGTCGCTTTGCAAAACGCTAAAATGGCGTTAGAAGAAGCGTTTGACTCTAAAATCAAAAACATGCTCTCAGCTAAGTTAGCTGAAGAGATTGAAGAGGATGTCGAACTCGAGGAGACATATGAAGAAGACGAAAAGTCTGAAGGTATGTCTTATGATGAGGACGACAAAGATGCTGCAAACGAGGAATTTGATCTCGAAGAAGACATCGACGAAGAAATCAACCTTGACGAACTCATGGCTGAACTCGAAGAAATGTCTTATGATGAAGACGAAAAGTCTGAAGGTATGTCTTATGATGAAGATGAAACTAATGAAGGTGTAGGTGCTAAACTTGCGGGTGGTGCCAAGGCTATTGGAAAATCTCTTCTTACTTTCCCCAAAGACGTAGTTAAAGAAATGGAAGCTGAACTTAAGAAAAATCCTGAATTAAAGGACAACGAAAAGTTTATGGCTGGTCTTAAAGCTGCTAGAGCCTTTGCTGCTGTCGCTGGTGGTGCCGCTAGTGCACTTGATGCTGATGGTAAAAGAGGTCCTTTTGAAGAAGGTAAAAATGAAGAAGATACTAACGAATCTATCGACATTGATGCTTTAATTGCTGAAATTGAATCTGAACTCGAAGAGGGTAAAAATGACGATGAAGAAAAGGCAAACGAAGCTAAGAAAAATGATGATGACGAAAAGAAACAAATGGAAGAAGAATTAGCAGAAGCTCTTGCTACTGTTGAGTCACTCCGTGAGTCTATTTCTGAAATGAACCTTTTAAACAGCAAACTCCTCTACTGCAACAAACTATTTAGAGCTAATGCACTTACTGAAGCCCAAAAGGTTAAAGTAGTTGATGCCTTAGACAAATCCACTACAACAGGTGAGGCCAAATTGGTATTTGAAACTCTTCAAGAGTCATTTGCCTTTACTGGTGTAGAAAAGAGAGCAATCAAAGAAGGATTAGGACGCGCTTCTAAGCCTGCTGGTGTTGCTCCTAAAAATGTTATAACGGAATCAGTTGACGAGACAGTGTCAAGATTCCAAAAACTCGCAAACATTAACAAATAAACCCAAAAATTATGAATGTAAATACATTACTAGAGGGTGCTTCTCCATACCAACACCAGCAGAGCGAAGCTGCTAAGTTGGCTAATAAGTGGGAAAAATCCGGTCTCTTAGAGGGTCTAAACACCCACGAGAGCGAAAAAGTAAATATGGCTGTTCTTCTTGAAAACCAAGCTAGACAGTTAGTAAATGAGTCCAACACTACTGGTACTGGTACTTCAATCAGTGCTGGTCAAAGTGAAGCATGGGCTGGTGTTGCTCTTCCACTTGTAAGAAGAGTATTCGGTGAGATCGTTGCTAAGGACCTCGTGTCTGTTCAGCCAATGAACCTCCCTTCAGGTCTTATTTTCTACTTAGACTTCCAATATGGTTCAGGTAACCAAACAGGATTCTCTGCTGGTGATTCTTTATACAACGCTGGAGCTGATGAAGCTACCGACGTCCCAGGTGCTGGTGAAACTGGTGGTCTTTACGGAGCTGGCCGTTTCGGTTACTCTATCAACGACACAGCTTCTATTGTTGCTGCTATTGGCACTACTGCTAATGCTTTAGCCACGTATACTACAGCTTCTGTTGCTGGTGCTGACTACAACTACAACACAGAATGGTCTGCTTCACATGCTGGTCAATTTGAGGCAGGTAATGCTGCTGGTGTTGCTAAAGTAATTGTTGACGCTACTGATGGTTTAGCTGACTTTGATCCTGAAGGAGTAAGAGCATTCGAACTTGCTGGTGGTACTACCGCTATTATCGAAGTATTTAACGAATTCACTAAAGTCAATGGTGATAACATTGAATTCCTCGTTTCTTCATCTGATTTAGACAACTTAGGTGCATTAACTGTTACTTACCATAAAGGTCCAGATAACCTTGACGACAGAGGTGATTTCGAAGAAACTGATTTCTCAGTAGGTGGTTCTATTGATATTCCATCAATCGATGTTAAGTTGAACAGTGATACTGTTACAGCAAAAACTCGTAAGTTAAAGGCTCAATGGACACCAGAATTCGCTCAGGACCTCAATGCTTACCACAGCATTGACGCTGAGGCTGAATTAACATCCATCCTCTCTGAGTACATCTCAATGGAAATCGATCTTGAGATCCTTGATATGTTAATCAGAAACGCTGACACAACCAACCACTGGAGTGCTGAGGTAGGTACTGAAACAGCTGCTGACGGTACAGAAACCGCTGCTGGTTCTAATGAGTACTACACAAGAATGTCTTGGTTCCAAACTTTGGGTATCAAGCTTCAGTCTGTTAGCAACACTATCCACCAGAAGACTCTTCGCGGTGGCGCTAACTTCATGGTAGTTTCTCCAAAGGTAAGCACAATCCTTGAGTCAATTCCTGGATTCGCTGCTGACTCACCTGGTGATTCTAACAAGTACGCTATGGGTGTTCAGAAGATCGGTGCTATCAACTCTAGATACACTGTCTACAAGAACCCATACATGACTGAAAACG